CCTATACCGCCTGCCAAGGCAGAGACAAGAGGATTAGGACCAGCAGGGCCAGTAGATGTAACATTACTGCCGTAATCACCAGAGATAGACGCAAGGTAATTCTGCAACCCGATGCTTGGTAACTGAGATTCATACTCATACCTAGCCATTGCGCTGTCAATACCTTTCTGATCCATAGCCTGTCGTTGCTGACCGACCTGATCCATTGCGGCTAAGTTGGTAAGAGGAGCAGACATTACGCCGGGATATTGCCCAAGATAACTTGTTCCAATACCTGCGCCTGTAGCGCCTTGCCCGATACCAAACTGTTGCGCTCCTAGCCCCATCTGGGCCGCTCCCATTCTACGATTCTGGGCTTGATTATAAGCGTCAAATTCTGCTTTAGCGAGGTTATCGTTTATATTTTGCTGCGCTGCGGAGACTGCGTTAGCCTGAATTATATCGCCTCTGGTACTTCCTCCGGGCTGATACTGTACTATCTGTGATCTAATGCCGGGCAGGACTTCGCCGGTTAATTGAGCCATTGCCTGACTCCTATAAGCATCAGCAAGAGGATCAAATGTAGATGCATCAACCTCTCCACTAAGCAAACCGGAATACTGAGTGCCCGAGAACGGCGTAAGGTCTGAATACCCTGCCGAGGTCATTGGACTTCTCATAGCAGTTCCGTAATCCATTAAGTCTCTACCGTATCCAAGACCGCCTAACTGTGTAGTTTCCGCTCCCGCCTGTAAGTTAGCAGTTCGCGGTCCAGTTGCGTATGTCAGAGCAGACCTCTGAGCCTCAAGTGAGGCTGGATCAAAACCGGCAATACGAGTGCCTGAATAATAATCGGGAGTCATCTTGCCTGTTTTATATAAATCTTCCGCTCTCTTAAAACCTGTCTCTAAATAAGGCTTCTGCTCATCCCACGGTTCAGTCCGTGTAGTCTGTGTTTGGCTTCCTCCTGACATATATTACTCCCTTATTAACTCAACCCCAACAAGAATCGGCCCTTCATGCTGCGCGATACCTGTCGGGAAATATGGATAATAATCATAATCATCTCTATCTTCCCTATAACCTGATCTTTCCCACGCTCCTCCGCCGTAAGTCCATCGTGGATAGACATACTTATATCCTTCAACATCAGGCATAGGGAGTCCAGAACCATATGATCCAGAACCTCCTACATCTGGGTCCATAACAGAGTCGGGAACCTTATAGGATGATGTTGATGCTGTTGACCAAGATACAGGCACATCTGGCGTATAGCCTGTAAGTCCTGTTGGCCCGGTGTAATTTAGAAAGCCCGGCAAATCTGCCAGACCTGTTCTTGCCGCAGCGCCAGAACTCCAAGGACTATAATCAACCTGCAAAAGACCCGGAGCCAAAGGCTGTGATATTGGTATAGGTGTTCTTACTGCCATTTGTTTTTAATATCCTTTGTTATTACTGAGTATTCGTTATCCCACTTCAATTTCTTTGCAAGCCCTTTTCTTGTCCATGCCTCTATAGAGGAACATTCATGTCTTACACCAAATCCTTCAATGATATCTGTAAAGTCTTTCCATAATTCATAATCGTGACCGCTTTTAGACGCAAAGGTTATGATCCGTAAAACTTTCTTTCTTGGGTAAGTTATTACCTCTGTAACGCCAGCGCAGAATATCTCACCGTTATCTATACCTACCCATAATACCTCTCTGCCATCAAGGATAAGGTCAAGAATGTCAGACGATAACATCTCTCCGTCTGCGTGTACCAAAGCCTTGTCTAACAAAGGTTTTACATCTTCCCAAACTTGGTCGATATCATTAGGATTAACTATTAATAGATTGGGTTTATTCTTGTCAATTAGACTTCTAGGTGGCTCTATAGATTTGTCCATGATGTTCCGTTGTAGAAATATATCCCTTCGCCGCTGCCCGGGTTCCAATCAGTTCCGTCTGCATATCTAACATCACCAGTTCTAGGGCGGGAAGGTTCCGCATGAATCCTCTCAAGACGGAAGGTTGCTTGGTTATACAGGATGTTGCCTAGCCTTTTAAGCTCTGTAACCATATACAATCCTAAATCATCAACCTCTTCTGGGAGAGGTCCAGGCTCATATAGCGTTACACTTTTCTGTACACGGTCAGCGTAGGTTCCCATTAGTAAGACCTAGACCCTCGCTGCCCTATATTTCTAACATCAATAGAATACCCGTCTAACTCCCAATCCATATCGGTGGTAGATTCAAAGCGAACAGCATATAACTTACCTGTTCCTCTTACAGATACTTTGGACTGTGTATTTGGGTTGAAGGTTACAGGAGCGTTCCAAGTGATACCTTCCTCTGTTGACATTGAAGTTCCTAGATATACATTGATATAGTTATCACTACTAATAGACATTTTAGGCCAGATAGCACTAATCCTTTTTACATTCGCATGGTCAGCCTGACCTTGCTCATTCATAGTCAGACCGCTTCTTTCTATGTAAGAGGTCATAAGCGTGGTATCTTCTTTGTTGCCAGAGTTATCTCTGTACAACTTAGTATTGCTAGGATCGGCAAAAAGGAGAACCTTGTCCTGTAGGTCATAACTCATAGTCCACGGACCTGTTATACTCTCCCATGTTTCCGTTGTCGCAGCCCATGTAGTTGCTCTTATAGGGTTGCCTACGTTGCCGTATCCTATATGCGCTAAGTCTGGTATATCTCTGATGGTAAATGTGTTGGTAATATAGTTCCAAACAACAGCCTTATTCGGCTGATTTGTATCCGCGCCGTCAGCAGTGAAACAGAATAGTATCTCTGTCCTTCCGTAGTCTGCGGTTACAAAACACTTATTGGTCTGCGCTCCATCAATTGACTGAAACACATACTCCTTCAGCTTCATAGGAAGGATAGGCTTTATCCTTTGACCGTCATTGATATAGAAATTACCTTTACCAAAGATAGCATGACCGCCATCAAACTCTGCTACGCAGTTCTTAGATATTGCGCCAATAGTGGGAGATAGCTGTCTGAATGAAAAGATAAATGGAGTACCTACAAAGGTCATAGAGTATACAGCATCCTCCTTGTAGATCATAAAGGAGTCTCTTAACTGTAGACCGTCTAATATGTCTCCTTTCGTATCTGCTAGTTCAAATTCTCCAGCATCAACCGTACTCGTAGTCTCGTTCCATGAGGTCGGTAGGGTTTGTGTCGCAGATTCCGTACTCCACTTGACAACCCTTGGAAAGTTTATCCCATCTTTTGTGATATTAAGAGCAACCAAGAACGATCTAAAGGCTCTCATCGACTTGCATAATACAGATACGGTTACTGGATCATTATCCGAATGAGATGCTGCTGAAGTGCTTTCTGCTCCTCTAGTGCAACCAGTAAAGGTTGTAGATGTTACTCCGGTATAGGTGATCTTTTCGGAACCTATATTAATAGTTCCTGCTGAAGGAAAATCCTCTGTGCTGTCAACCGTGATCGTGGTATCCGAGTTATTAAGCGCTCCGTTAAGAAGTGTATAACTAGGCCAATTGGTTAAATCTTGCATCTTCTGGCTGGATATAGGCTTGCCATCCGTTAGCGCCCAATACTGAGGTTTATCAAAGTTATTGGTCATTGCCAGGACACCACCGATAATGGTGGAAGTCCAGCCTTCATCTGCTGTAGCGGAATATGTACCGCTAGTTCTGGTAATATTATACCACTTGTTTGATCTTGTTACAGTTGCGTCATCTGAATGTGAGGCGGCTGAAGTGCTATCAGCGCCTCTTGTACAGCCTGTGAAGGTTGTTGTCGTTTTACCTGTATATGTAATATTCTCATTATCTACAGAAATCGTACCTATTGATTCAAATCCTGTCGTACTGTCTACTGTTACTGTAGTATCGGTATCATTTATAGAGCCGTTCAATAATGTAGATGAGCTTGTATTATCATAAGCGTATATAGACGCAAGGCCAGCAACAACCCAAAACTCAGGAGTTCCTAGCGTTATCTGAGTTATATAATACGGAGAGATAGGACAGGTAGACATTACCTCTGAGTAACCTGGACACTTTTTTATAGAGCCTTCTTCAGTCTTTACGTTATTGCCGTCAGACCATACGTTAGGAGGCAAGTTCCATGAACTCTTCTCCTTGACAATCCCAACCTGACCAACATTGTCTACAGCAATTAAAGCCATTAAATGTACCTAACGTGATATTCGTCTACTTCTGCATCAGGAGCGGTAGGCCAGCCCCAGTTGGTTTTATCCACAGTCCTGTCATATGTTTCGGTTTCCGGGCCGATTGTTTCCACACC